ATTCCTGAGGAAGATTTGGCAAAATACAATGCTATTTTGGATTCTATGGACAACAAGGATTACTTGTTAGTCTCTAGGGTAACTGACACTTTTTTGACCAATAAACTTCAAAAAAGTAAGCAGTATAGGACAATTGATTTGAAAAAAGATATGAAGAAAAAATGTTTAAAAACTAAAGAATATATCCATTCATTGGGTGAATGGGATAAATATATTGAATATTTAAAAAAGGAGATTTGTAAATGAAAAGAGTTGCAAAATTTGAAAAAGTATCTTATGAACAGTTTGAAACAGCATGGAAAGATTCATTCAGTAAGCCGTCAATGATTACTGATAAAACAATTAAAGATGCATATTACCCTATTGAACTTCCTCAGAGAGCAACTAAAGGTAGTGCTGGCTATGACTTTTATTCACCGTTGTCATTTGTGTTAGAGCCGGGAGAAACAATTAAGATTCCAACTGGTATTCGTTGCGGAATGAACAATGATTGGGTACTAATGTTGTTTCCAAGAAGTGGTTTAGGTTTTAAATATAGAATAAGACTTGAGAACACAGTTGGTATCATTGACAGTGATTATTTCTATTCAGATAACGAAGGACATATTATGGTTAAAATTACCAATGAAGGGGTTAAAACTATGAAAGTAGCTAAAGGTGATGGCTTCTGTCAGGGAATTTTCTTACCTTATGGAATTACAGAAGATGATAAAACTGAGGGTACTCGTAATGGTGGATTTGGAAGTACAGATAAATAAAAAAATAGAGGCACTGAATAGAGTGCCTCTAAAGAAAAATGTGTGTTGGTTGTGTACAAGTGAAGTGTATAGAACAACCATCTACACTATATCATACTATTTAACAGAAAGAAAGGATAAAGATGAAAATTCGACTAAATGATTCAACAGATGCTACAGAAATTGTCAGTATTGCCAATAGATTTAAAAATTGTGATATTGATGCACAGTTCGGAAGATATGTTATTGATTTAAAGTCTATTCTGGGAGTCTTATCCTTTGGATTGCCAAAAGATATTGACATAAATATTATGGGCCCAGAAATAGATATAGAAATTTTTAATAAAGCTATTAAAAAGTGGAGGGTTTAATTATGAAATTTGAAAGAACACATGTATATAACTTTGAAGAAGCACTTTATGGAATGAGACTGCCGTTAATGTCTCATAGTAAGAGTGATAGTACTAATTGTATTGATAAAGAATGCGATCATTGTCCTTTTGTATACGAAGATCATAGCTGTGATATGATGGATTATATTATTGGCCCAAACGATATGGATTTATGTCAGAGACTTATCAGTGCCGGACCAGAGCATAGAAAATTTTTAAGACAGATTTCTGTAGCTGTTACTATTACCGCGCCGCTTTATTGGTGGAAAGAGTACGATACATACAAAGTAGGAACAGTAGCTAATAGTTCCAGTACAATGCACAAACTTGCTAGTACACCTATTACTTTGGAATGTTTTGAAACAGACGATTTCAATTCAGAGATTGAAGACCCAACAGCTATTATTAATCAGTGTGAGCATTATAGACAGAAATATCTTGAGACTAAAGACAAACGCTATTGGAAAGCTTTAGTACGTTGGTTGCCTAATGGATGGCTTCAGACAAGAACTCTCAGTTTGAATTATGAGAATCTTCGTTCTATGTATTTTCAGAGGAAGTCTCATAAATTAACTGAATGGCATCAGTTTTGTGACTGGATTTTAACTCTTCCTTATGCCGAGGAGTTAATTACTTATACAAAGGAGACTAAAGAATGATAGTACTTGTAGGAGAATCAGCATCAGGTAAAAGTTCTATTGAAAGAGAGCTTATTGCTTTAGGTTTTAATAAAATAGTTACATATACTACTAGACCTATGAGAAAAGAAGATGTAGATGGAGAAACATATCATTTTATTACAGAAGAGCAATTTAATGATATGATAGAAAAAGATCTTTTTGCTGAGCATGCTTCTTACAATGGTTGGCAATATGGAACAGCCAAAGAAGACTGTACAGATGATAAGGTAGTTGTCTTGACTCCTCATGGGCTCAGACAATTAAAGAAGAACAAAGATTTGCATATTATATCTTTCTATATTGATGTTCCTCGAAGGGATAGATTAATTAAAATTCTGGAACGTGGTGACGACATAGAAGAAGCCTATAGGAGAAATCTATCTGATGTGGGTCAATTTGATGGTATTAAGGATGAAGTAGATTATGTAATTTCAAATAAAGGCTATTCATGGAGTCCTTTAAATATGGCTCATATAATCAAAAGGAGTATGGAATGGATGAAATGTTAACTCCAACAGATATACAAAAACATCTAAAAATAGGACGTAACAAAACATATCAGCTTATTCAACTAAGTTCTTTCCCTAAAATAAAAATAGGAAATACATACAGGATTCCTAAAGAAAAGTATCTTAAATGGATATCTGATAATATACGTAAAACAATATTTTTATAGTAAAAAATGGGAGCTATATCGAAATGATATAACTCCCTTATTTTTAATCAAGTAAATTTATGACTTCTGATTTATGTTTATTCATGATATGCATATATATGTTATAAGTTGTGGAAACATCTTCATGTCCAAGTATCTCTGATATTACCTTGATATCTACAGGTTGGTTCTGTTCCCATCCTTTCTGCAGCAGCATAGATCCGAACGAATGCCTAAGATCATGTAGGCCGAAGCCATTAGATTCGATGCCAGCTCTCTTGAGAATCGCTTTAAGTGTTCTGGTAAGAGTTGATTGTGATGGTGGAATATTATTTTCAGTTACGAATATGTGATCATCTCCGGATGCTTTTAAGCCAGGAGACACAGTTTTAAGCCAGAGCAACTGTTCCTTTGCACGATTTGCCAGAGGAATGACTCTGATTGACTTAGGACGCTTTGGTGTATCTATGAGCCACTGATATTTGCCATCTACTTTGATACGCTCCATTGTCTTATCTATGTTAATGGTATTATTCTTAAAATCTATATCTTTCCATGTGAGAGCATAAGCTTCTCCTATACGCATGCCAGTATAAAGAACTAACAGACAGAACCTGGCATTACGTCCATAGATATAATCACCTGTCCTTACACCTGGTAAAGCAGAATCTGCTTTCATAAGAGCCGTATTATAAAATTTTTCAGCTTCTTCTAAAGATAAGAAAGAGTGTTCTTTCTTCTGTACTGCATATTTTGACTTATGCGGCATCTTAATCCCTTTTGCAGGATTCTCTGTGATGATGTTACAGGATACAAGATAATCGAAAACAATATTGAAAAGAGTTCGTGTCTTTTTAACAGTGCTCTCAGAATATTTCTTCGACATATTTGTATAGTATGTTTGAATGACAATCTTGTCTATAGCAGCCATCTGTACATCAGCAATCGGATTAGTTTTAATATAGCAGCGATTTGTAGACTGAAGAGTAGCATAGTTATTTGTCTTGAAAGTCGGCTCCAACGTCTGCAGGATATTATCTATACATTCCCCAAGAGTCATCTTACGATAATCTTTTTGGTTAACCCTCATACTCTTAGCTTCAAATTCTTGTATCTTGCGTTTTACGTCAGCTTTTGTCCTTCCTACAAATTCTTTTCGGCTTGTCATACCAACATATTTCTTACGGTACCTATAGTATGTAATGTCATTCTTTGTTACAGTATCCCATGATCCTGAACCTTTTTCCCTTCTCGCCATATACATCCCTCCGTTGTACAAAATTACACTAATTTTACTTACAAAATAAAAAACTTTACTTTTTTCCAAAATTATGATAATATGAATTATGTGTTAAGTAAATTATAGCATACGGATAAGGATGAAGCAATAATTATTTCCCCCTTATCAATGCGGAAAATGAAATATTCCCCCTTATTTCCCCCTTATGAATTAAATTTAATAGGGTGAAAAGGGTATAAACTAACACGACTAGGTATCAAGTTTGACAACTGAATATCTCTTATAAAGTGGCTTTAAAGCCAGTAAAATCAATGCTTTTCAGTATTTACAAAGGTTTCAAAAGATTGATTTTCAAGATACGCGCCTGTAGCTCAGTGGATAGAGCAGTGGTTTCCGGTACCATGTGCGGGGGTTCGATTCCCTTCAGGCGTGCTGCCTGGGACGTATGTACAGTTCCGGTGCGTTGTATCACAGGAGTTATCAGAATCGGGAACTGTCAGAAATCGTATGCGGCAGTGAACGGAGCAAACGGTAACTCATAAGGAGGACAAGAACTTGGATGATTTTAGAGAATGGTTATCAGATAATCTCCGGTATTTTATGCTGGGTGGAGCTATTCTGATAATTGTGGTTGTCCTGTTTTGCGGCATTCGAGCCTGTTCCGGAAGTAATAAGGGGAATTCCGGAGATGAACAGAAAACCACATCCGAAGACCAGGGAAATGTTCCTTCTTCTCCGATAAGTGAAGGGGAGTCTGACGAGAAGAAAGAAGACGCCAATCCCATGGAAACAGCAGATGCAGATGTTACTGCATTGATCACGAGCTATTATCAGGCTCTGGGGGAAAAAGATATTGCAACGCTGAAGACTCTGGAAGATGATTTTACACCGTCTGACGAGTCAAAAGTCACAAATTTGAAAGATTATATCGAAGGGTATGAAGTAGGCGATGTGTACACGAAGAAAGGTATGACAGATGATTCTTACGTGGTTTACGCCTGTTTCTCGTATATCTGTCAGGGCGTTGAGACCAAGGCCCCTGCACTGACTCAGTTCTATGTATATAAGAACAGCGAAGGAAACTGGGTGATCAATAACGGAGCTTTACAGGATTCTGAGATTTCCGCATATATGGAAAAACAGTTATCAGACAGTGATGTTTCAGCTCTTATAAAGAAGGTGCAGAATGAACTGGATCAGGCACAGCAATCTGATCCGTCTCTTGAAGAATTCCTGAATGGTCTTGGGGAGGAAGCAGGTGTGTCAACAGAGGCAGAAGATGGCACGATGCTTACTGCTTCGGAGGAATGTAATGTACGCGCAGAAGCCAGCACAGATGCTGATATCCTTGGCGTGATCTCAGCAGGTGATCAGGTTCAGAAGACAGGTACTGATGGTGAATGGGTTCAGATCGACTACGACGGTCAGACCGGATACATCAGAGGAGATTTACTTGAATAAAATTGAATATGGAACGTAAAAAATACAGGCGGTTATCCTTGTGGTAACTGCCTGTATTTTTTACGTTCCGTTTTTCTGACATTGTTCTTGTCAGCTTCTGCCGGAGATTTTGCTGTTCTTATTACTTTTCGCAACTTCCGCAAGGGACTTACTTGATTCGATTAAATTCACCGTATGTAACTCCTGTCGATAATTTTGTCTGATGCAGGGAAGCCAGTTCGTGCACTGTTACAAGCTGATAGCCTTCTTCGATAAGCTGCGGAATCAGGATCTCGGCTGCATCTACAGAGGTGCTGAAGATATCGTGCATCAGAATAATGGAACCATCTTTTACATTATTCATGACTTCCTCAACCGTAGATTCCACATCCTGCGTTTTCCAGTCCAGAGTGTCAATGGACCACAGAATCATCGGGGTTCCCACAGTTGATTTTA